ATTATATTTATCTGGTGAATCAGCAAAATCTTTTAATAATTTATATTCTTGCTGACTTAAATATGTACTATGTAATTCTTTTTTTACATCGTTTGCTAAAGTAATAAGTTCTTTACTATTAGTTTTAATAATTCTCTATAAATGAGTTTCCTAACCATGCATATCCTTCTTTTTAAATCCTTCCTCATATTCAGAAAACAATTCATCAATATCTTTTGGTAAAATTTTATTATAAGAAATATTTTTATTATTTTCAATCCAGTTATTAAAATCTATAAAAACTAATGATATAATTTCCTAGGCTAATTCTGGGGGTTTTATTTTTGCACCTAAAGCTTGTTTAATCCTTTCTTTTATTTTAATATCTCGTTGTATACTACGTTTACTAGTTTTTTTTGTACGCTTTTCTCCCATTAAAAAATTTTCAACGCGAGATTGTATATCAAAAACTAATCTTTGTTTTGCCACCCGAGAAGAAACAGGAGTTATCATTTCTTGTAAACGTCTTTTATATGTATTCAAGTCTTGCTAAATAGTATTAATAGCATTAATTAAATCATATTGATTGGTAGTAAAATTCTCAAAATCTATATTTTTAATAGATTCTTTTTGCTATTTTAATTTATTTTTCAATAAATCAGGAATTTCTGGATCTTTTATATGCTCATCAATTTTTTTTAAATAATTTGAAATAGCCTAATGTTCAATCTAGTTCTAACTATCAGCAATATTAGTTAACTAAGTTATGGCTGATTTAATTGGATCGATTAATTGGCCACCATTATTTTTTGAATTTTTTTGAAGATTGAATGTACTATATGTAGCCGCGCCGGAAGCGTAAGCTTTATATTTATTATTAAGGGAATCTAAATATACAAATTGTCCAAATGGCGGTAACATAATTCCACCTCCTTCAAATAAAATAAAAGCTATTCTAATTTAAGAATAGCTTTCTCTCATAAAATTAAGTCCCACAATTAAAACTGAATCACTTCAATTTTTTCGATCTCATGCTTGCGAATTTCATCATTTCCTAAGTTCGTATCACGAAATCCTTGTGCTTTCATAGTAAGAATATTGAGAACATATAATTTTCCACTGGCAACCGCGCCGGTATCCATATCAATTTTGCGCCCAAGATGTTTATCATCTAAAGTTGCCACATAGGCGCATGGATGAACATTAGTAAGACTCTTATCTCTTCCATAATATTTTGCAGGTAGATGTGGAGTAGGGGTATGTCCAAAAATACAAGTGCGCCCAGTTTCCCACCCATGTCCAACATAAGCTCTGTCCCAAAGGAGGAAGAATTCATCATCTTTATCTGGCCAGTCTTCATTATATTCCGCTTCTGCCACTCTCTTAAACTCCTTATAGCGTCCGCCCGCGTGGCAGAAATCTATATTATAATAGCTGAAAGTTATAGGAAGATGAATTAGACGTTCAATAATATTATCAGGCATCCCGTCGAGCATCCAATCTTTTAAAGTATAAAATCCTCCATTAGCAATACTAAGCCGAACAGAAATTATTCCATCATCGGGTTTTATTACTTCTTGTAAATATTTAATAATACTTGCTTCATCAAGCGGTCCATTATAGTCTTTTTGAATATCAATCGCAGCATTGATAAATATATCCTCATGATTTCCTTTTAAATATCCAACATGGGGATTATTTAAAAGTTCTTTCATAATCTTATATCCATCAGGCCCACGGTCAATAGCGTCTCCTCCAAAGATTATGGTACATTCTGGGTCTTGCTCTAAACAATAATCCATAGCCGCACGATATAAATCGTAGCATCCATGAATATCAGTAAAGTAAAATACATCGTGCATACTATCTCCTCCTTTATATAAATTATACTATAAATTTAATTTTTTGTCAAATAAAAAGAGGCTCAGTAACGAGCCTCATAGTTACGAATTTTTCGATTCAATTTTGAAATTAGACCTTTGCGGTCCTCTGCTCCGCGCTCCATAAACAAGTTACGCCTATAAATCCAATAAAGGTATCTTGCGTGTTCATTCATTATAGATAATCCTCCTATATACTTTTTCAATTTCATCAAAGTTATCAAACATACCACAATCGTACTTTTCGTATAGGTTGTAGTAACATACTGTTAGGTAGAAATCACTCATTTTATTCTTATATACTTCTTTTATCGGCAGTAACGTCCAGTCTGGCTTGAGAGATGTAATCTTATCCCAAACACTATTCATTGTACGATACTTGCGCGCGGTCATTTCCTGTCTAATGTAGTAGGCGTAGGAAATAAAATGGTCAAAATCATAGTCCATTACAAAGTTTACTAGCACATGATTAGGAGTGCCATTAAGCTGAATTTTACCAGCGATACTTGAAAGTTCGCGCCATTGAGCAACAAGATGCTCACGCGGCAGTACTGAAATTAGTGATGTATGCCAAAGTCTCATTTAATTTGTACCTCTTCCCATTTTGTGTTGTCGTTAATGTTTTCACTTGAAGCCCAAACAGTTATACCCTGTCTTGCGGGATCATATATATTCTTTGCATGTTCAAAACCATTATTATAGGCTTTATCTAATAATTCAACTAATTCAGCTTGTGATAGATCATACCTCTCCCCATTATTGGGGAGAGGAAAACTATAATGTGAAATTACCATTATTCATCAACTCCAAGCCAACTTACATCACCATAAGCAAGCGCGCCCTGATCGGGGTCTGCAATAAGTACTACATTAGTATAATGAGTAAGATAGAACTTACCATTAATAAGTACCTGTACTGTATCACTATTTTCATAGTCGCGCCATTGGGTAATTGCACCACGCGCGATTTCCTGTCCACCAAGTACTACATACGCATAGGTAAAAGTTTGAATGTCTTTACCGCCAGTAATACGATTACCAGTTTTATATTCGCATCCTGCGAATACTACAAGACAACTTACGAGTAAAATAATAACAATACCGATTTTCAAATATTTCTTCATTAGTCATTCCTCACTTTAAAATATATTGCTATACCATAAATTATGGCAAGTATTACACCAATTACGATTTTAAAATCGTGATATGAAAGATTAAACCACAAATTCATATTATTACCTCAATGAATATAGATTTTAAATTCTGGACCGTAGCCCATTACACGATAAACAGTAACATCACCGCCCGCGCTAGTCACAAATTCGCTACATGGATCTTTAAATGTATCAATACCGCGGTCTTCAATAATATAATCCGTAGGAGAATTATCTAGCAAATATTCTAGATGTTTTTGATGAAGTTTATTCAACTCAGTTTTCGTCATTAGGAAGCTCCTTTCTAAGAAAAAATTTTATACTTTCTTTATCTGGAGTCGTAAAATTAGCAAAATGGTTTATTGTATCTCTAGCAAAATGATATAGAAAATTTATCATCTGTTCTTCATTATACTCTTTTATACGTTCTAGTACTGTCATATTAACCTCTATGATACTTCTTAATTCACCATAAATTCACTTCATATTACTGTACCTCTATCGGGATACCAAAAGTTTCCATCTGTTCTACTATCTTATCAAGCGGGTTATCTCTGTATGAATATTCTGTCGCATGATCAAATATAGCGCTATAGATATGAATATATTCACTTTTAGTTACGGACATTTCAATATCACCGTTTTCTGACTGCCGAATCTTCATTATTATACTACCTTTCTTATATATAAATTATAATATAAATTACGTAAAAAGTCAAATTATAAACTTACTAGTTTCTAATTTCAAATCTTCAATGGTTAAATCTTTAAGATGCCAATAAGGAATACGAAGAAGTGGAATATTGTTATCTTTGCACCATTGATTTTTAAGATTATCCCTAATCTGTGTCTTTTCAAAGTTTTCTTCATTATTCCAACAATCTTTATTTTCTTTATACTCAAAATGTTGTTGTCCATCAAATTCTATAAGGTAATCTAATTCTTTATTATCTTTAAATATAGCAAAATCAAAATAATAAGGATGGCATTGTGTTACTTCATATTCTGTTTGTT